TAATGGGCCCTCGGGGCTTATTCTTCTTGTCATGGCTGGAGTTTAGTTTTTGTCAGCAAAAAAGTAAGGGGCAAAAGCCCCCCACCTTTTGATTTTGACTTATGCGGCGACAAGCTCCTCGATGTCGATCACGTTTTGCTTAAGGTTAGCCATGCCGTCAGCCAGTGACCACAAAGCGCGGTTGAGCTTGACGTTCTCGTTGACACCTGCCACAGCGCGTGTGGTGAGACGGCGACCAGTCTTGCCGCGACCATGCACACCACCCTTGACCAAGGACTCTTGAACGCGATTGAAGGTCGTCCACAGGTCGTTCTTGCGGTCATCCCAGCGGTTGGGGATCAGGACGCGGTCAGCGGTCACAGGGGTTGAATCGGCATCCCAACGCAGGGACAAGGCGGCGTTGGCAAACAGGGTCTGCTCTTCAGGAGCCAAGGTGATGGACTTGAAGGTTTCAACGCGCTCTTGGGCGATTTGCAGGTCGTCAAGGATGCGTGTGGCACCCTCGATCACGTTATCCACAACATTTCCACTGTGGCGCACACGGATGTCGTTGGTCACGTCGCCAGCGATCAGGCCGTTGGAGCAAACAAAGCGGAAGAAACCTGACAACAACTGGTAGCTGGAGCTACCGTCGTGGCTGTTGAGCAGAATGATCTCGCCCACCTCACCGTCAGTCGTGGCGGCATCGGCGTGGCGCAGGCGAACCATGTGCTTGGTGTGCTCACGCTTGCTGATGTCGCGGACGCGGGTTTGGCGAACCTCAAAGGGTTGGAAGCCCTCGCGGCGCAAACCATCAATCACGTTGATTGTGGGGATGAACGTGTAACGCTCACCACGGGACTCGTGGGCGCCATCAGCCACCACGCTGGGGGCGTAGTAAGCGATTTGGTCATTGGTCAAAGGCACGTTGGAGCGGTGGCCTGAGAAAGGGGTAGATTTTGCATAACGGTACATTTTGAATTCCTTCGCTGTTGTTGAAAAGTTAACTGTGTTGTCCTGAGACCTTATTATAACGCATTTAAAACCGAGTCGGTTGACAAAGTTTCAATCTTTTTTGAAATCTTTTAAGTAAGCCACAAATTCGGCTAAGGTGCCTTTACCCTCGCGCACCCAGTACTCTGCTTCTTGCAGGATGTAATCACATCCATGGTCAAAGCCTGTTTGGTAGCCGTCGTTCACGGCGTTGGTCAAAGCCTGCTTAGCAATGTCCTTGACATCCTCGTTATTTGTCTTTGCTGGGGCTTCGCAGTGCGTGTGCAAGTCCATGAACTTGGTAAAAGTTTCATCCATGTCTTCAAAGGTGGTTGGCATCTTGAGTTGTTGTTTGGTGTTGCAGTACTTGCAAACCATGTTGTTGCCCTCCAGCAACATGTGGTCGTCCCAATTAGATGCGCCCATCATGCTCTGAATGTCTTGGTTGACGCGGCGGTTGAATTCGTTTTGTTCCATGGTTCGCTCCTTAGATGGCATCAACGCTGGCAACCAGCGTAGTGGATGGGATGGTCTTGTAAGCCTTGAGGGATTTTTCTGTCAAGCCTGTGTCAGCCTCAAGCGTAGCAAAGTTAATTGCGTAGTTGGTACGTGAGTTGATGGTGACCACGTATGACTGACCTACGTAGGTTTTCTTGCCGTCAGGCAGGGTAGCCAAATCTTTGAGTTGGTCTTTGATTTGTTTTTCCTCGGCTTGCAAAGCTTTGATCTGCTTGTCGATGTTACCGAGAGTGTCGACCAAGGTGCTGATGTTGAGATCGTTGTTCATGTTAATTACCTTCGCTGTTGTTGATGAGGATTGTAGTTTAACTACAAAATAAACAACGCAACACGTTTTATGTTGGTTGACATCATTTATATTTTATTTTGTTGTTTTTCTCCAACTCTAACAAAAGCGCGGTGTCGTCCAGCAAATCAGCCTCGCTGTAGCCGTAGTGTTTGACAAACCCCTTAGTTCCAAGCCCGTGCAAGCCCGTCTTGCCTCGATGGTGCTCAGGGCATAGTGGGATGACGTCGTAGTGGCTAGAGCGCCTTCCAGCCCCTGTTCCAGCCCTTTTGTGATGCAGTTCCGCAGGGGTGCCCTCGTACCCCATGCGGCGGCATACCGCGCACCCTAGATCGGCTACTGCGTCCATATGCTTTTTCTCAGCCACTGTCGTCATTGCTTCTCCTTCCTTTTTTCTTCCTCTTGCTTAGCCCCCATGCTGGCACGTAGTGTTGCACGCAACCACTTGGTGCTACCAAGCCTCACAAATTCGTTCCACTCGCTTAGGGTTGCGCGAACCGCAATGGTCTTGCCGCTTTTGGTCATTTCACTTTTTGGTCGTGGCATCTTCAATCTTCCTGTAAGCGGGGAAGACTTCACCTCCCCAAATTCGCTTTGTGTCTAACGCTTCAGCTTCAGTATCGAAATATTTTGTTTCGTACCCAGTCTGCGCCCACACCCACTTGAATAACTCATACATAGTCGCCCTCTGCTGTGTGCTCTTGCAGGCGCTCTTGCAGGCGCTTTATACGGGCGGTGTTGTACATGATGTTTGCGTTGGCGTACTCAGCGGCAGTCTCTGCCTCGAGCCTCCTGAGGTGGGCATCTCGCAACTCGATGGCAATCACCTCGCGTATAAAGCGGTTGCGCAATACGTCTTTGAAATATTTGAGAGTTGATTCACGAAACCCCATTGTTCTTCTCCTTGAGTTTGGCTTCTGTCATGCGGATTGCCACAAAAGCATCCATTGACATGCCTTCAATATATTCAGCCTCCTCATCCGTCAGCCCTACCCATGTGCGCTGTGGTGGTTTGGTGTAAAGGGGAATAGAACACGCACCTGTTTGTTTTTTTGCAAGAACTGCTTTAAATCTGCTTCGTTGCAAAGTGCCTATTTCATCAAAAGTTTGATAATGAGCCCACGCCACAGGCTCTTGCGTCTGTGCCAAGGCTGGTATGTCGTAGTCTTTGGGAAATGCGTCACGATATTTGATGTACTCCTCATCAAACGCTTTGTTGATTTCTTTTTCGTTCATTTTTCCCTCGCTTCCAGCATTGCGTCTGCCATTGCGTAAGCCATTATTGAAATAATTTGTTTGCTTACATCAGGAGCCGCTCCATCTGCAATAAAACCCTGCATCGCTTTAGCCGCGAAGTAATCCCGCAAGGTCATTCCAAGTTGCACATAATCAGTTGCACGAATAGGGAATGCGTGTGGGTTATTCATTTTTTCATCTCCTTTATGTATATCGCCAACGAACTCAAAGTATCTTGACCGAAGGCTGTCATCTTCAACACCTCTTGCACCACCTCGTCGAGCACCCTGTTACGTAGCTCGTCATAAAACTCTTGCGCAGTTTTTGGTTTAAGCATTGTCATTTTTACGCTCTCCTTCCTAATTCTTGACATACGTTCAATATCGTTAAAAGCCTCGTCCTCGGGATCAAGCTCGTTCATACCGTCACCCTAAACTCTTGCCTAGCGTTGGCTTGCTCGGTGCGCCATATCTCAACACGTAGCTCAGCCGCCTTCAAATCCCAGCGAAGCTTCTCTTCAACCTCGGTTGCGGCCTCTATACCCTTGATGAAATCTTTGTAGTCTTGGTGCGCATATGCATCGCGCTCTTGCGCGGCAATTGCCTTTTGCCCGCTCTCAATCATCAGGCGTGATTTGAGGGACTTGACGTAATACTCCAGCGCGGTGCGCTCTGATTTTGCTTTGGCAAAGTGCTTAGCATTCAGCAGAATGTAATCAACTGCCTTGTGTGGGTCGTGCTCTTCGCTCATTGTTTCGCTCCAAAAAGAATTGTGAATATAAAAACCACTACTGCCACCAAAATAACTGACCAAACAAGCACACCAGTCACCAGCGCGAGTGTTATTACTGTGTCAATCATTTGCCACCTCCTTCAACCAAATTTTTAACATGCCTCCTTTTTCAACTGCCCAATAAATTCTCAAGTCCACAATCTGACTGTCGTCGTTGTAGATGCCCGCATGCGTTAACGAGTCCAGCGTCGCTTTCAACAAATTGTCCAAGTCGCGTACACGGTTGTCAGGACGCCATGCCTCAATCTCAACAATCAATTTACCTTTGATGGGTGCCACGCCGCGATCAATCAACAGCGCGGTTACCGCCTCACGGTATGCGCGCCCCTCTTGGCTGATAAGCATGCGCCCCTGAAAGGTTCGCCAATACCTGTTCACACTTGGTGGCCAAGGCAACACAATTTCATTTTGTTTTTGCACGTTCAATCTCCATTCTTTTAACAAGATCAGCGCTTGCTCCAACTCCTCG